TTTTACTCCAGAACAAGAGAAGAGATTTGCTGATATTATAAACGCAGAATACGCTGGACCTCAATCTTTACAACAAGCAGGATTATATCAAAGTGCTGAACAAAAAACAAGAGCTGCTCAACAAGCTCTTAGAAATATAGGATCAGCAGGTGGAAGAGAGACATTTCTTAGAGATATATTTGCAAGAGGTAGAGATTATACAGAAGGTCAAGCTAGACTTGATGCTTTATTATTGAACGTTTCTCCAGAAGCTGTTGGAAGATTAAAAGAACAAGCCACTCAAACTGGAGACATAACTTCACAGCTACAAAGAGCTGAGAATGTTTCTAGAGCTTTAGCTCTTGGTAGAACAACTGAATTAGCAGATATCCAAAGACAAGCTAGAGAAGAATATGAGAAACAAAGACTAGAAGAATTGACAGGAACTGAAAAAAGAATAGCTGGAGCGAAGGCTGGAGGACAAGAAGTAGCTACTTATATGCAAAACTTGTTTAAAGCAGCAGGTAATAAACCAGTTGACCTCTCTGAAACAGAAGCCGCTATTTTAGGTATTAAATCAGGAGAAGGACTTTATAACTTAACTGGAGATCAGTTAGTTAAACTTAATCAATTAAGAGATGAAAGATTAATTTCTAAAGATGAAAGAGCTAGATTAGAAGCTCTTGTTAAACTTGCTGAATTAGATAGACAAAAACAATTACAAACTGAGTATTTCCAAAAATATAAAGACGCATCTTTAGCAGGTACTCAAAGTGCTATGGACATTATAAATACACAGGCAATAAGAGATGCAATTAACGCAGAAGAACAAAAGTTTATAAAAGAAGCTAATAGACTAATTACTGGATATGGAGAAGGATCTGCTAGATATAGTAGAGGTATGTTTCAAGGAAGAGGGAAAGTTACAGCAGAGGCTGAATTTAGTGAAAATTTAAAAGGATTGTTAAAAAAAGCTGGATATGATGTAACACCAGAAAAAGAAGCTTTACTTTCAAGTCCAGATGTGTTAAAAGCTATTGTTAGAAGTGCACAAACAAGTGGTGCTAAAAACGAAAAAGATATATTAAAAAATGCATTAAATATACTTAACAGACCAAATATTTCAGATGTAAGTGGAGCTATAGGAACTGGTGCTAGATCTGCTTCTCCAGTTGAAGGATTAACCTTAGCTGATATTGGAGGAGCTGCAGGAACTGCTCAAGCAGCTCAGGCTGGAGGAGAAGCTTTAGCCGCTTATGCAGGAGCTGCTGCTGGTGGAGCTACTACTACTGCACTAGGTCCTTATTATCTATTAGCAAAATTAGCTACTGATGCAGATTTTAGAGAAAAAGTTGGAGCTACTGTCGGTGCTATAGGAGGCAACGAGTTAGGAGATATAACGAGTTCTGCCATGGAATCCTTTGATGCAGCAGGTGGATTAACAAATATGTTAGGTGATATTGCAACATTAGGAAGTGTTGGTAATTTTGGTTCTGATCTTTTTGGTGGAGGAAAATCTGGAGCTAGAAAAAAAGCTAGGGCTGAAGCTGAAAGAGAAGCTGCTTTAGACTTACAAAAGAAAATAGAAGGTGCTCTTGATAAAGCAGGTTTTGAAAGAAGAAGCACTATATTAAATAGACAAGAAATTGAAAAACAAATAAGTGATTACAATAAACAACAAAAAGATATTCAAGGAAAAATAAAAGGTATAGAAGCTAATCAAGCAAAGCTTCAACAATATTCACAAAATCCAGAGTTTGCTAACTTAATGGGAAGAACTGTTCAGCAGGATTATTTTGGTCCTAGAACAGAAGCTTTTCCTAGAGAACAACAGTTGACAAATATAGACAATGAGTTAAAATCTTTACAAGAGCAATTAAAAACAGCTCCTACAAAACCTACTTATAATTTTGGTGGAGTAATGACTCCAACTAGAGATTCTATACAAAGTAAAATAAAGGCTTTAAAAGATATGCAAGGTTTGATAAAATCAGACTTAAATGCTCAATTAGACTTACAAAAAAAGTCTTTAGAAGAACTAGCTCCAATGATGAAAGAGCAACAACAGTATTTATCTAGAGTTGGTGGAGTTGAAAAGAGGAATGTAGGTCTTCAAGCTTTGTTAAAAAAGCTAGACACTACAAATATGTAATATGGGATCTATGTATTCTAAGTTTATTAAAGAAACTTTAAACTGGGATATTATTGAAGATGATAACAGTTTTGTTTCTTATGAAATACAAAATGTTAGAAATGTAAAGTGTCTAAAAGTTAATGAAATGTTTGTGGATAAGAGTGTAAGAGGTAATAACAAATGGCGAGATTTAATGGATAAATTAAAAGATATCGCTCAACAAAATAATTGTAATATGATTTCTGCACAAATAAGTGCTAAATCTTCTGATTTTATCCAACAAAGAACTATACACTTATGTAGATTGTATGGTATGGATAAAACCTATGAAGATAAAAATGTAATAATTTATAGTAGGAGTATATAATGGGTAAGATAATCTCTGATGTTTTTGGTGGAGGAGATACCGGTGCTAGTGAAATGGCACAAGCCAATAGACTTATGCGAGACAATATTGCTCGTTTAGAAGCTATTGGAGTTCCTACTATAGAAGCACAAAAAATTGCTTTAGAAACTCCAGAATTAGTTGGTATGTTAGAGGCTGAAGTTTTAGGACCATCTGCGTTTGAACAAGTGCAAGAAGATCCTAGACTTAGAATGGCACAAATACAAGCCTTATCGGATATGACAGAATTAGCTCAAACTGGATTAGGGGCTGAAGATAAAGCGGCTTTAAGTCAGATTAGAAGAGATGTTGCAGCACAAAGACAAGCAGAAGCTGCCACTGCATTGCAACAAATGCAAGAAAGAGGCATGGGAGATTCCGGAGCTGCTTTAATGGCTCAATTACAAGCCGGACAACAAGCAGGTCAGAGACAAGCTCAACAAGCGGAAGCACAAGCTGCACAAGCCGCTGCTGCTCGCAGAGCTGCAATAGGACAGCAAGCAAATATGGCTTCTCAAATGTCCCAACAACAACTTGCTTTAGCAGGTCAAAAAGCTTCAGCCAAAGATGTTATAAATCAGTTTAATACTCAAAACAGACAAAGCGTTGCAGCTAGAAACTTGGCTGAGAGACAAAGAATTGCTGAAGCTGGAACTGCTGCAAGAAATCAGCAACAAATGTATAACACAGGACTAATTCAACAACAGTTTCAAAATGAAATTGCAAAAGCTGGAGGAGTTACTGGAGGGCAGACAGCCTTAGCCAATCTTTATGGACAACAAGCTGCGGCTGCTCAACAAGCTCAAGCAGCACAAACAGGATCTTTATTGAATTTAGCTGGAACATTAGGTGCTGCGTATATCAAAGGACCTAGTGGAACAGGTGGAACAGGAGTTTCTTAAATATGAAAATGCTACAAGATTCTTTACAAGATTTGTTAAATCAAAATGAAGAAGAAAAAGAACCTATAATGAGTGAGATGGCTGCTGCTGATTATGAGCAAATGCAATCTCCAATTATACCCAGCAACACTCCTCAAGAGCAAGTTTTTTCAGCTCCAAAATTAGAAGATGTTTTACCTCCAAAACAACAGCCTGAAATGGACCAAACTCAGCAGCCTCAAGTTCCAATGGTTGCAGATGCTTCAGAAGAAATGGCTCCAAAAAAACCAGAAACAGAAATAGAAAGACTGGAAAGAATGCTTTCAGAAGCTAGAAAAACTGATAGGATGCTTAAAATAGGAGGAGCTGTAGGAGATGCTTTAGCTACTTATATAAATGCTCAAAGTCAAAAAAAAGCTAAAATACCTGGAGTACAAGTGCAACAAGGTGCTGGATTGGGAAAAATTGCAGAAATGTTTGAAACAGCCCCAGAAATTCAAAGTGATATTAAAGCAAGAAGAGAGGCTTTATTAAAAGAATATGAACTTTTAGCTAAGTCTAAAAAATATGATATGACACCATATCAACAAGAAATGATTAACTTAAAAAGACAAGAATTAAAAGCTGATGCTAATAAACAATTACAAGCACAGGCTGAAAAACCTACAATTGGGGAAGAAACTGTAGACAGAGAATTTGCTAAAAAGTATAATGAGTGGAGAACTGGTGGTAAAGCTGATTATGAAGAAAATAAAAAAATATTTGACGAAGCCATCAATGCTTTAGAAAAGGGAAAAGTAACAACAGGAACAACTTCTGGAGTTGGTGCTAGATTACCAGGAGTTAGAACTGATACAAGAGAACTAGAAACAAGAGTTAGAAAAGCTGTAAATGGGATGTTAAGAGCTACATTAGGTGCTCAGTTTACTGAAGAAGAAGGAAAGAGAATTTTTGAACAAACTTTTGATCCGTTTTCATCTCCAGAACAAAATATTAAAAACATGCAAACAGAACTTAGTAGAATAGAAAATAGAGCAAAAGATATAGAATCACAAGGCAAATATTTTACTAAACAAAAAACTCTTAGTGGATTCGAGTCACAAGAAACCCCTTTAGAAACTCCAAAGAAAAGAAGAGAAATAAGACAAGGGGATAACATATTTGATGCAGATACAAAAGAATTTATAAGAAAGGCTAATCCATAATGGAAACACCTAAATTTGATCCAAATAAGCCATTTGAAGAAATTGATACGACTCCTCAATTTAATCCAGATCAGCCATTTGAAGAGATTTCTACAGAATCTCAAACTCCTATTTTGGAGGAATCTTTACCTGAACAACCTAAAATAAAAACAGTAGCATTAACGGCTGGTCTTGGAACAGAAGCATTACGTAAAGGTATTTCTGGAGCTGGTCAATATGGACTTGAAAAGTTAGGAAAACTAACTCCACAACAAATGAAAACTATTTCCGAGGCTCCAGAAGAATATAAAAAAGCTAGATCTTTTTCAGACTTATTAGATCAATTTCAAGAATTAGGTCAACAAACAAGACAAGCTGGATTTGAAGCTAGACGACGTGGTGTTGAAAGTTTAAAAGGACTTGAGCCTATAAAAGGACAGGAAATTATTCCAGAACTAGGAGATATTTCAAAAGGTCCTATTATGGAACTTGCTCCAGAAGAATTACCTCAAATTAAAAAAGTTCCATCCAAACAAATCTCAAATTTAGAAAATTTATTAAAACAAAAAGAATCATTACAGAATAAATTAGGGAAACTTCAGGAAACTGGAATTGAATCAATAGAAAGAAATAAAGAAATTAATAATTTAAGTGAAAAACTGAGTGATATTAATTCAAAAATTTCACAAGGATTTCCAGAAGCTTTAAGAAGTCCTGTAGAATCTATACCTCCAACTCTAAAAGATTTTGAGAAAGCTACAAATATTCCTGGAGAGCTTTTACAAGTTAGACCAGAATTAGCTAATAAAAAAATTCAAAAACAGCTTTCTAAGACTTTAAAGGATGAGATTGATTTTTTAAAAACAGGGTCAATAGAACCAGCAAAACTTGCAGATTATGTTAGAAGCTTGCAAGAAAAAACAAGTTATTTAACAGCTCCTAGTGAAGTTGAAAAATTTAAACAAGAAATTGCTAGGAATGTTTCTAATTACTTAAAGAGTTTAGAAGGAGCTGAAGGATATGCAAAAGGTCAAGCTCAATCTCAAAAAGCAATCCAATTAGAAAAAGGAATGAGAGAATTCGGTTTAGGGTTAGACTCGGAGAATAACATTAAAATAACTAATCCAAAAAAGATAGAGAATATCTATAAAACAGGAAATCAAAAAGAGATTGATAGATTGAATAGATATATTAATCAAGCTCAAGAGTTACAGTTAGAATTAAATGTTCCCTTAAAAAGCGATATAATTCCTACTGAAATTGATAAATTTCAAACAGAATTTCCACTAGCTACTATTAAAAAAACAGTAGAGGAAGCGAAAGACTTGCCTTTAGTCACCACAGCAAAAAGAACCATAGGAGCAGCCGTTGGAGGAGCTTTGGGGGGTATTCCAGGAGCTATTGCTGGAGTAACTGGAGCAGGAGCGTTGCCAACTGGAACAAAAGCACAAGAAGCCATATCACTAGCTAAAGGAACTGGAGCTTATAAAGCTGCAGCAAAAGCTTCTAAATTTTTAGGACCGGCTGCAGGATTGATTGCCGCTGGAACTGCGTTTAAAGGAGCAGAAGAAGCTGGATTAGAAGGATTGGAAAAACTAGGAGTAACAGCAGGAGAGGTGATAAATCCAATACCATTTACTGATGTTACAGGAGCTTACATTGCTGCTAAAAAAGAGAAAGGAGTTATTCCATCAGCAAAAGCTGCAGGAGAAGCTTATATCAAACCGTTAAAAGAAATTATTGAACAACCTAGTAAAATAGACTACTCATCAGAAGAACTTCGTAGAATGGAAAGAGGAGAATCTACACCATCTTTTAAAGCCTATAAAGGAAATTTAAAATCTGATGATCCAGCAGAGATAGCATCCGTGGCACAGACATTACAAACTAACACAGACAAAGCTTCTCAAGAATATGCAAGAGTTTTAAACCAAATAGTAGACGCTCCGGCTTCACAAAAAGAAGCTGTGTTGTTTGGACTTAACCAACAACCAGCGTTTAGAGAACTTGTTAGAAAAATAAAGGAACAAAAATAATCTATATAAGCTTGGAATCAAGCATATAGAGTACATCAATCGGGGAGATTTTATGCAGGAAAAGTTGGATAAAATTGATGAAAAGCTAGAAAGAATTGAAGATAAGATCTCCAATATTGATGTAACTTTAGCCAAACAGGCTAAGGATTTAGAACATCATATCTACCGTACAGAATTGGCTGAAGAAAATATTGAACTTATTAGAAAAGAATTAGAGCCTGTCAAAAAACACGTTAGTGTTATGGATACTACTTTTAAAATCATAGGCATCTCAGCGTCTATAATTTCATTCTTAGTAGGAGCTTATAAGCTTTTAAGTTAAAATTCATAGCTTATAAAATGAGTTGTAATTCCATAAGAAATTACATTATTAAGATTTAAGTTATCAGTAATATTTATCTTATAATTTAATCCAAAAATAGGAGTTATCTTATTAATACTTGGAGGTATTAGACCTCTATCTTCAAAAGCTTTTGTATTAGTGTTATAACCACCAATTACAAAATCCAAATTATCAGATATATTCGCACTAGATATTATCCCTGTTATAGGTTCACAAACAGAATCAAATCCTTTTATAATACCTATCTTAGTATCGTTACCAATCATAGCTACTAAATAACTATTGTTTATAGTACCATAATTATTAATTTTATTACAATAGTTTCCAGATGGTAACATATAATGATTTGTTATACCTCCAAAACCTATTGTAAGCATATTGTTCACTCCTTTTTTATAGGATAAACAATATTATCGTCCTTGTCAAAAAAAGAAATAGCCACTGAATTATCATCTCTAAACTCTAGCTTATAACTAACTACCTCATCTGGATGTTCAAACATATCACTAATTTTATCAAAGTCTATAAAGTAATCTCCAGATTCTTCATCTTTTTTTATTTCAATACTCCTCATAATAAAATCTCCATTAAATAAGCTATTCCTAAAAACGCAATGAAAGTTATTACAGCTTCAGCATTATGTTTTATCATTTAATCTTCACTTTCAGTAATTAAGTCTTCTATTTGAGTATCGCAATTTTCTTCAAAATCTGAAACATATTGCACGTCCTCAAAAGACTCTAATTGTAACCCTTTAGAGGAGTTATTCTGAATATCATGCTTTCTTTTATAATCGTCTGAATTAATATCCCTTTGTTGCCAAAAATCACAAAATAGGTTTCCAAGTTTCTTACTCTTGTCGTTAAAGTTATTAACTGCCTCAGTAACTTCTTTTGGATATTCTCCAGTTTGTTCCAAATGCTTTACATTCTCAGTTTTTTTAGAAAGTCTTTTTGCTTTTTTAAACAAAGAAGTTGATTCAGAATCGGTTACAAACGTACTGTGTACATACTCTTTGTAAAACTTATCAAGCCACTCAACTTCTTCATCTGTTAAAGATCTTATAACTTTATTACCAGTTTCATCGAACACGCCTTTCAAATAAGGAGTTTCTATAAAATCCTTCCTATGAATTCGTGCTCCCTTCTTGTTCAGATGTTGAAACTTTTTTTTGTGTTTTTTTACTTTGCCAGTATTGTTTGTCATATTGTTTTGCCGCTTTTATAACGTCCTCTGTAACATTGAATAACCCTTCTTTTAACAAATAATATCTCTGTGTGTTTTCTCTAAAATCATTAAAGTATCTTCCAAACGTTTGAAAGAAAGTAATTTTTTTAGCCTTTCTTTTAGTGTTATCAGGCTTCCACAAAGACCTGTAAAAGTAAAATATTAGATAAGTTGGCACAGCTTGAGTTCCAGATTCTATATTTAGTTCACTTATAAAATCCATAACATCTCTGTGATCTTCTTTAATTTTTCTATTCTTACTAGGTCTTTCGTTAACAATTTTTAACAACTCTTCTATGCTTTTAGTCATATTACATCTCTAAATCTACTCTTTTCTTTCTATTAAACAAGAACTGAGTGGCTAATGTTTTTTGGGCTATGTTCATAGTGTTTGAATATTCTACACCAATTGGAAGAGAAATTAAAGGACATTTTGAAAATTTTACAGATATTTCTCCAAACGGAGTGAATATCTTTTCAATGTTAATTCCTTGGATTAATTTTTTATCGCACGACACGTTTGCTACAAAGTCTGCATGTTTTTGTTCAACAGCGTGACTTCCAGAAACCCAATATTCATTAATGATTAGATTCTGATATTTCTCCACACTCATACCAACTCTTTTAGAAGCTCTAAGATTCATATCATGTAGAATTTGCTGTATATGATTCAGCCTAGAGTTTAATTCACCCGGTACTTGACCTGATAATCCAGAGATAGCTCCTCTGTGTGACATCAACTCTCCAGATGGGGTTATATATCTAATTCCTAGTTCTTGAACAACTTGGTATCCCATGGATGCTGCAAATAATGTAATAGTGTGTACATTCCTGTCCAAACTTTTTATAGTGTCAATAAAAGAAAGTCCTGCAGATACAGATCCACCAGGAGTGTCTAATACAATAAATAAAGGCTTATGATTAGGAAGTTTTAATGATTTCTGTAGAACTTCTAATTGTTTTTTAGAAACATAAGCAGAACTGAATGGTTGATTGAAGGAAATGGAATTCTCTTCAGTCAATACAATATCTCTAGTTTTTGCAAAAGATAAAGTTGATAGACATAAAATACATAAAATTAATTTTAACATTTATTCTCCGATTAAAAAAGTAATCCTTAGTTACTATATTATAGTAAATAATTATTTTTTACAAGATCCAATTAATACAATATTCTTACTAAATCCACCTTTTTCCAAATATTTAGAATGTCTTTTATTAAAAACTTCTTCAACTATATTATTTCTAGTTGTTAATTCTTTCATAACTTCTAAAACATCCCCTAATTCTTCTATTAAATTTTCTTTGTTGGGTGAGTTTAAAACTTCATTAGCCTCTTCAACAAGCTTAATCTTTAACAACTGTAAAGCTTCTTCGTTAGAAGCTATTCTCGTATCTAAAGATCTATTCTCATTTTTTAACACTAAATCAGGAATGTTATCTCTTATTAATTTCTCATTCATTTTATCTTATTTCCTTTTCTTTTTAAACTTCTTAACTCTCTTTCTTTTTTAGTTTTTTCTGCATGACAAATTGAACATATATTTTGCACATTATCTTCTTCGCAAAACATTCTCTTAATTATCTTGTTCCAATCTTTTTCTTTACCAGAATCTTCTATATCCATTACTGGATTTATATGATCAGTGTCCATTCTACCAAGTTCTGCTGTAGGGTGGGTAACTTGTATTAAGTCAATTGATCTCTTACCTGTGTACACTATTCTACTACACAACGGACACTTATGTAGTTCCGGACCTATCTTTGTTTTTTTCTTCGCTCTTAATATCGGTCCCCACTGTTTTGTCAACTTTCTTAACGCTGACATTATTTTGTTCTCGAATTTTTTGTCCACTTATATTCTCCACAACTTTACTATCATTTCTAATTATTTTATCCTTAATCAAAGTAAATCCTAAATCTTGTAATTTATCAAAAACATCAACTTGAGGAAGATTAGAAGAACTAAATTTACTTCTAAACCACAATCCAACTGGAACTATAAAGTATTCGTTATTAGAATCTTGAACCAATGTTCCATTATTTCCACTTAATATCGTCGCTTTTTTAGGAACTATAAAATTCTTATTATTAACATTTGGAGAATCGCTATTAAATATCTGATCAATAGACACTTTTATTCCAACAACCTCATTACTCATTGTTATCCTTCTTTGTTTTTATTACATTTCTATAACCACAAGCATTTTCACACAATTCAATACTTCCTATTGGACTTGGAACTGTTTTTATACCACATTTACAATTAGGACATTCTTTTTTTAGAATTGTCTTTTTTATAGCTTTTGGCTTTTCAATATTACCATCTTTTTCTTTTTCTTTCAACAATTTTTTTAATTTAGATATTTCTTGTTTTAAATCCTTTATCTCTCTTTCTAGTTGGTATTCTACTTCTAAGCTCGCTTTTCTTTTTCTTCCCATGAAACCCCTGAAGGTTATATTTTTTGAACTTTATAGAACTCTCCATCTATGGTTACGTATTGAGATTTTAAACTAGTTTTAGACACAAATTCTTTACTTATAACCCATCCAGATATTAACATCATTACAACAAAAGTCAAGTATGCTCCATACATAAAGCTATCCATGCATTTAATTTTCATTATTTTCAACCTCTGAGATTAATTTTTCTAAATAAACTTTAGCTTTTTTTAAATCCTCTACTCCATTTTTTTCTTTATAACGCCATAAATATTTCAATATGTTACCTTCTAAAAAGTCCATTTCTTGATCTAATATCACATCCCAACATTCTAATTTTCCCTTTTTATTATACCTTACTGGTTTTTTTATGTCTTCCAAAATAGAATCCTTTTTTTCAATTATTTTAGTTATACAATACACAGGACAATCTACCGTATATCCTCCTGTAGAATCTGACACGTATATATAAACCCTATTATCTACTATAGAAGACATTCCAGTTATTTTACCTTGAGCATTTTTATTAGAATATTCAAACTCTACAATGGTTCCTATAGATATAAATCCTAAATGAGTGTATAAGTTCATTATAAATCCTCTACTAAGGAATTAAGTAATTCTACTGTAACTTCTTCTGAAATATTTTTCCAAGCAGCTATTTCCTTTATAGGAACTCCACAAACATATAATATACCAACATCATATTTTTGTCTAGGTAAATACAACCTAGAACCTAAACAATCCCTTATGTGTGATCTGGATGGATATCCGAATATAAATATATGTACTTTGTATAAAATAGCTTTCATTTAACACTGCCTTTTCTTTTATAAAAACTACCGTTTACATTCTCTTCTTCTTCAGAAATATACCCATCTTGTTGTAATTTTGTCATAAATATACCCAATAAAATACACTCCAATTGTTTATGACTTGTAGTATGATCCCAATGCTCTAAATGAGCTAATTCATGAGCTAAGTATTGTAGTAGGTCTATAGTTGAGTAATTAACTATAACATCTTTTAATGTCTCATGATAAGTTATATATAATGTTATTCTGAATGATTTTTTGTCGAAATAAGTTATTAGACCGTGAAAATGCTGGAAATATTCTTTACTACCTCTTCTGGAAGAAATCTTTTTAAGCTGTTTTATTCTAGGCAGAAGATGGGCTACAGACTCTATATAAGCTCTAGTCCATTCCAAAGACTTAGAAATTTTCATCCATAACCTTTACTTTTTTTTAGAATTATAAGTTCTAATAGCAGCCGCCACTTTAGCATTTCCTTTAGCGAATTTAGCAAGAGTATTTACAAACAACTCTTCTAAACTAAGAACATCGAATTGATTATATTTTCTCATACAATCCCAAGCTTTTCTATTACCCTTCATACATTCGTCCCAAAGACTAAATCCAGGAAATTCTTTATGATCCTGTTTTTTATACTTTTTATTGAATCTTTCTGTCATATAAGCTAGGCTATACCAAGGAAGTCTCATATGACGTTTAGCTATCTTTCTAGTATCTATTGTTTTATATAAATCAGGAACTGGAAGATCATGTTGAGCTATTCTATTGTTTATCTCACCGTAGTCAAAATTATCTCCATTTTGCCAAATTATGATATCAGCATTATTCATTAATTTTACTAATGGTTTTAATAACTCCTTATCATTCATAAGGTTTTTTTCTTTACCACGTTGATCTTTATAAATAATTTTATCAGGAGATTCTCCTATCCATTTAGCAGACCAAGAAAGTATTGCACCGTCTTCAATCATCATATTATAATTAAGATTTTCATTCCAAACTCCCCAATGCCATGACTTTTTAGGCTTAGTTTCTATGTCTACAAGAAGAACTTTTGGTAGATCCCTTTCTATATTTAATCCATAAGAATCAATACAGTGTTTAATAGAATCAGGAGTTCTATTAGTGTAATATTTAGAATTAAAAGCTCTAGCAATTTCTCTTCTTGAGAATCCCTTTTTATGTAGGTTTAAAACAAAAGTAATTTCAGATTTATTCCATTCTTGTTTGCTCATTCTAACCCTTTTAAAAGACCACTCTTTTTTTTAATTTCAGACTCATGAAAGAAATATTCTTGTATCCTAGCATTGTTTTTAGACAAACGCAAGCAATAATAAGTATATGGTTTTTCTGAATGCACTATCCATTGTATTTCATACTCCAGATCATTTATCATAACATATTCACCAATTTCAAACTTAGGCTTTTTTAATTTTTTATACATGAAATAATAAAATTGTCTAATAGTGTAGCCATGGTTTAGTACAATGTTCAATGTTAGTAATATAGTCAATAAAATCATTAAAAGCATTATAGTTTATGTCCAAGTAGAATTAAAGTGCATAATAAAGTTATTGCCTGTATTAAAACTTGTATAAACTGTAACTTAGCTTGTTGCTTCTGTAACTTAACTCTATTTAAGTGATAATCTTCGTGATTCATGGAATAAAAAACCTTTTACCGCTATTAGGAGGGACTATTTGACAATGAACCCATGTCGGTGTTGCTGAAAAATCTTCAAAATAAATATCTAATTTTTTACACAAATCTTCATTAGCCAATATCCATTTCTGGAAATCTTTTATATCAGAACATACAAAATCACACGCTTGTCCAAACAAGTGTTTAGATTTCATAGGTATTTTACTTTGATCAGTAATTCCTTTTTCTCTATATATTCTTAAATGATCTTCCATACTCCTGTATCCAGAAGATATAGTTAGAGGCTTTCCATAAGCCTTTCTAAGCTCTGTAGCAGTATTTTGTAACTTTGTTAGATTATCCCAGTGATCTTTTGGTATTTTTAATAACTCTCTCATTTCTATCATAACAAAGCCCTTAATAATGAACAATTTATAGCCACTATCTCATCCTTTATGCAAGAGTTTATTGGAACGTCTTGAACAACCACACCATAAACTCCCCATTTAATGTCTATAAAATCATCACATACTCTTTCTATAATATAAAAATCATAAGCATCTTTATCATATCTAATTTGACCAACTTCTATCCTTGATTTTTCCATTTATCGAAAACTTCCTTTTTAACTCCACATTTCTTACAATCATAAACTGTAGAAATTATTAGAAGAGTTGACTTCCACTCATGGAAACAATATTTTTGATTCCAATCAATAACATCATCTTTTGGAATTTTAGGAGGTTCAAGTTCTTTTGAAAAATAATCATCATCCCAAGACATCAAAACTCCAAAGCTAGTCCTATTCCAACTCTTTTAGTAGTATCAACAGTGCCAGCGATAGATATTTTACCAAACAAAGGAATTGTTGTCAACACACCAATTTCAGTATTTTTTGAAAAATAAGGAGAGTCTTTTATAGCCAGAATACCAATACTAATTTTAGAACCACTAGACTTGGATTTAAAAGTTTCCTTTGAAGAACTAACATTAGTAACAGTTTGGCTAGAACTATCCTCTACTACCACAGTGTCTGTAGTAGAACTTCCATCTGGATTTTTATTCTCCCTAACTCTTGTCACTGTTCTTACTTTCTTATTCTCTTCTTTTTTTTCCACAAACTTTATAACTTCTCTTACTTCAGTTTTAACGTCTGGAGGAAATATATACTTACCAGCCAAGAAAGACAAAACTCCAACAATTAAAGCTATTTTAAACTTTTCAAAATTCATGACAATCCATTTACTATAGTCATGGCTATTAGTATGTCTAAAATAAAACCTGTCAACATAGCTACAGGTATTTTAGATTGCTTGTTATTATTAATGCAATAAATTACTAAAACAGTCATCATTGCTCAGTATCCTCTCTAAATCCAAAATCAATTAATACACAAGCAATTATAGTTCCTATAATGGCTATAATAACACTTGGTAGTATATTAAGATAACCAACTTGGTTAATAACAGACATAAATCTTCCAATGGTAAATCCAACCACTAGTTTTAACAAAAATCTCATAGTATGCCTTTTAGTTTGAAAATAAGTTTATCCAGAAGGTTCAATTTTTTAACGTCTTTTGTTTCATAATAACCATGATGGAAATAAAATACACCATCTAGTGAATAATTCCATCTAATATACAGCTCACCTTCTGAATTAAATCTAAGCACTGTTCCAACTCCATGAATAGAAAATAGTTCTGTTATGGATTGAATGTATGAGTCACGTTCTAAAATTCCACCTTTACTATACATACTGTAAGAGATATCTAAATTAGAATAGAATTTAAACCCTTTTTTTGTCATTTTTACTTTATCGCCAATTTTAAAACTCATTAATGACCATCCTTAAGATTGTAAGCAACTTCTGGTTTAGCTACAAGTGGCATAGCCAGTTTATTAGTATTCTCCATACAATCTTGCACTATTTGTTTAACTCTGTCAATACAATTTTTTAATGAACCTACTTATAGACTGTCTAGGTATGTTAAATTCCCTACTTAATTCCATTACTTTTTTTCCATTTTTAAACTCAAATCTTATACTATCTATAACTTCCTGTGGATAATGTTTTGCTCCTGAACGAGATACGACATACCTACTTTTTCCAGCAGTATTATTTGTATTTTCTTTTGCCGAACACCATCTTAAATTAGTCACATAGTTGTTAGTTTTATCTCTATCAATATGATCAATATATTTATAATTATTTGGATTTGGTATGAATGTTTCAGCAACTAATCTGTGGAGATATAGTTGATGCATTTTACCATTTTTATATAAATGAACTTTCAAATATCCATTGCCATTATTTTGTGGTTTTAAATATATTTGTTTTTTATGAGAAAATACTCTACCATCTTCAAAAATATCATAATTATCAAACCCATATATAAACATAAAACTCCTAGTGTCCATCTTTCATATTATACGCTATTTGCGGCACAGCAATCAATGGCATTGATAATTCGTTTGTTTTTTCCATACATCTTTGAACAATTTCAGCAGCCTGTTCTTTTTGGTCATCCCTAACAGAAACAATCACTTGGTCATGCACGACTGAACTAACCCAAGCGTCCAAACCATTTGCTAGAAATTCTTTAGACATAGCTATAGAAGCTCTAGCAATAATTGAATTAGCAGCCGACTGAATTGGAAAGTTCAAAGCATTGTTGAGTAAGTTATTGTATTCTTTTCTCACAAGCTTAAGTTCGTCCATAGAAATTTTATGCTTGAAAGAAAGTTTTGGCAAAGCTTTAAAATCAAGAATAGCATCTCCAAATTTTCTATAAATCTCTTTTGCCCTCGGCAAGTGTCTAACTCTTCCAAACTTAGAAGTGACTGTGCCTTGACGTTTAACCTCATTTATATAATTGTCCATAGCACCTTTCAGTCCTGGAAAAGAGTCAAAATAATTATCAATAATCTGTTGAGCTTCTTCTTTTGAAATATTTAGAGTATAGCTAAGTTTAACATCCTTCATACCATAGCGAATTCCGAGAGCATAAGCCTTGGCATTTTGTCTTGCCACTGGATTTATGTTTTTAAGAAAATTAGGAGCTTTTTTATCAGCACTTACTCCCTCAAGTTTCTCCGCACCAATTCCAACCTTGGAATAAAAATCTTCACCTTTTAAGAAAATGTCGATAAGAGCTTGATCTCCAGCATCATCAGCAAATACTCTCGGTTCTAAAGATTCGTAATCATCATCAATAAAAGCATATCCAGGCTTAGGAATAACTAAAGCTCGTAATGTGTTGGTAAAATAAACAATTCTTGAATCATCTGAACCTTCCTCTATTGGTCTTGATAGTTGCTGCAAATCTGATCCGTACCTTCCAGAAGTTGTAGCATGTTGTTTGAATGTTGGATAATAAATCCCATCTTCTTGCTGCTCCATAAATCTATCATAATAGCTAGATTTAATCTTTGTTAGCTTGTTAAACACTCGTAATTCTTTAGCCCAAGCAAATCCATATTTATCAGCTAAATGCTCAACAAAATCTTCGTTGAACTGACCTTTACCGCTCGGAGTTTTAGTCAATGGTTCAATTTTCATATACTCAAAAACGATTGTGCCAAGCTGATCTTTTGAGCCAATATTGATTGGATATTGCTGAGTTTCTAGCAAAAGCTCCATTCTAAGCTTGTCCCAGAAAGCTTCGTGAAAAGTATCAAAACCTTCGGACAAGAATCTATAAGCCGATTCATCATGTTTGATAAGTTCCAAAGTTTTTTTATTTATTTGATATCTCCCACTTGCAAGTTTTGGCAAAGGTAGGGAAAGCTGTTCGCAAAACTTCTGCACAAGCTTACCAGTGGGTTTAATTGGAAATTGCTCTGCAAGAAGATCGGAAACAAATTTCCCACCTTCTTCTGTTTCCATAATAGCTTTTACAACAAGCTCCTCGCTTTTAGCAAGCTCAGCTTCAATCTCAGCTAAGTGCTGTAGAAGTTTTGGCATGTTAAGATAAACTCCACGATGCTCCATTTTAATTGTGACAAGTTTATATAGAGGCATTACCTCTTCTTCATAGAAAAAATTATGTAAACTTTGTTCAATTAATTTTGCTTCAAATAAAGTAAATAATCTAAGAGTTATATCTGTGTCTGCTATAGCATATTTATAAATTACGTCTAAATCAGCCTTATACATTTCTTTGTTAGACTTAAGCCATTTACCACCATTAGCTTTTACATTTTCCTCAAGATCAAGTTGTTCTTGATTAGCAGAATCTTGAGAATCTAAGCCAATTTCTCTGGCGTAAATAATAGCATTTTCTTTAAGAGCGAATGGACCTTCTTCAGCAATAGTGTGTTTCATTAACTGAGTGTCGGAATGTAAAGCTGTTATTAAATTAACTCTTAAATTGTTTAAAGTTACTCTAATGTCAAAACTAGCGTTATGCATTATTAAATGTTTTACTTTAAGTCTTAGTAGTATATCTTCAGCTACGGATAATTCCCAATCTTGAGAAACAAGCTCCTGTTTAACTTTATCCCATATGTACAAAGGTAAGTACCACCCAGATCCTTTTTTACAAGAAATTGAAAATCCTATAACTTTGTCTTTTCTAACGTTCAATCCTGTAGTTTCTGTGTCATAAGATACTATATGGTATGAATTTAATTCTTTAATAAAAGTAGATATATTATCTTTTGTTATTATGTTATAATCTTTCATACTTCCCATAGTAGTTCTGAATAAGCCAATATGTACAAACCTTCAGCTTTTTTTCTTTGCTCGTCACTTATTTTACCATTTTTAAAATAATACATCAAGATATCTTCCATTTCTGGATTATCACAAGTTGTTAGTAGGTGGTTTATTTCGTCCAACAATGAATCGTCGTTTAAACAATCTAGCTCTATTTGTATGGTAGAACTTTCAAAAACGATATCATTATAGTCAATTAAAATTTCTTTATTTTTCAAAATAACCCCTTTTCTAATGAGCTTAGAGGTAGTGAGTATAATTCACCATTTTCTATGAACCTCTCAACAGTTGGAAAGAAGAAAAAACCTAAACAATCAACTTCATCCGTTATATGAACTCCATGTTTGCTTATATAATACACAAAAAACATATATTTAAAATTATAAATAGAATCATTACTTATAAGTAAATACCTACCACCTTCCACAAGATCAGTCACATCACAAATTTTCTTTAGCTCGCTTTCCATCTCTAATTGACCTTTTTATTTGATATAAATCCCTAGAGTCTAAAGGATCTGGAGAAATATCGTCAACAACCTTTTCAATGATTATATCATCAACTCCGGAAAGAGCAAGAGAAAATACAAAAGAGTTTAAAGAATTTATCCATAGTCCAGGTAGTCGTGTGTGAGCGTTTGTTAGAAAAAATTCAACAGCTTCTGGAACAGTGTCCCTATCCTTTCCATACAAAAGCCTCACAACATCTCGTATATTGTCTGGAACTTCAACATAAGTTTCTGTCAAATTATATTTACTAGTTTTTTCAACGTCAACTTTTTTAGGTATTAAAAACTCTCCATCCTGCCAAAAACCATCAACAGTCTTTGAAGGAGCATACCAACGAGCGTAATCACTACATTGTGCATCAATCTCTGGAAATTGCAACTGTAACCATTCCCAAGTTTTGTCAAAGTCGTCCTTTGTTAAAATTGTCTTAGCTAGTGGGAAAATAAGTCTAAACTTTTCTTTTTCTTCCGTATGACTTGGACTTGGAAGACATAAACAAGCTAGATTTAAAGATTGTACTCTTTTTTCACATTCTTTTATGCTTAATCCAGAATCTATGTCTAAGCTCATAAAATCTGTTGATAAAAAGTTATCGTTATGTCTGTAGCTTGAAAATATGCTAGGACTCCATCCGTAAGAAGTAACTGCGTTTATCAAATCCTCTTCATTATTCACATCAATAACTTTTGGAAGATTTGGGTTAGAAGCCAATTTAGAAAGAGCTATTTTATCGTCTTTATTCTTTGGTAAAAAATTAGCTTTAGGAAAAATACTTATTTTCAAAGCAATGCCTTTTCTAATGAGCTTATTGGAATCAACCAACAAGCACTATTAACCCAGTAGTATACGCCACTACTGACAATTTCTATTTGCACAAGATTATTATCTTCTTTAACATAAATAATTTTTAACAAACATCCATACTTATCTCTGTAATAATCTCCAACTTTATAACTCATAACTCTCCTGGGTCATGTCCACCAACGATCTTAGTGATCTTAACTTCCTTACCATCCCTACCAATAACTGTATCAGAAATGTCAAATTGATATGACTTAAATTTTTCTTCATTCTGACGAAGTTCAAGCACCTTTTCATAATACATAGAAAAATCAGCTTTTTCTTGCTTAGTAAGTTCTCTCAGATTTTCCGTGTCATACTCAAAATACAAGAGGTAATTCATATTCTCACGAACTTTGTCTCCACGGTTCTTATATCGAATCTTAGCATATTGCCAGCCGAGTATGGGCAAGTCAGCCTCACGTTGAACTCTTAAAAGTGGCTGGAAGATAGTCAGAATGTTTGTCATTAGATTTTCATAACGGCTCGTTCCATAACAACCGTCTTTTGGAACTGGAATGTCTCCTGTTCCTTTACCTTTTGTGGTCTGGGATAGAATAAAACCGTGAGTATCAAGTTCAACCGTCATATCTTTAAGCTCTCTACAAACAGGGTTATAATCTTTTACAGAACCTTCAATAGAGATTTCATGAAGGTGATCCAACACAAAAGCAATAAGGGTTTCATTTAACACTTCTTTAATTTTCATAAGCTCAAACTTAACACCTTTAACATTAAGCTCTCGACTTTTACCTTGCTCATCATAGTTTTCTACAATATAAAATCGTTCAGAAATCTCTGGACAATCCTCTGTCATTTTAACCCATTTTTCAGCAATTTCAGAAGCAGTCATTTCTAATGAAACGAACGCTACAATACCTTTTGGATTGTTTAAAAGAATATGCTTTAAAATATACAAAGAATACGAAGTTTTACCAATTCCTGTACCAGCAAGGATTCCGGTCATATCGCCTCTATGCCAAGGACGAATTAAACAATCTATTTTCTTAGGACCGTTGACAAATTTACTTGAGTCTATCTTCCCAGTAACGATACCTTCTCTCTGTAAGTCGCCAAGACTTTTAACACCCATTTGTTTCTTTCTCTTATCGTTGAAATCAGTCATCATGACTTCTCCTTTATTCTATAACTTCCTCAATTCCGTAAAACATTTTAACGCTTTCTATTCTTCTTGTCAATTCGATATTTTCTGAGTCAATCTCCCTACAAAACCAATACGCAGCTATAACAGGGCAAAAACTCACGGCACAATACAATGCTATTGAATCAATACCATCCTCTGAGTAAATTTCTCTTATTTTTTCTTCGTGAGCGTTTCTGAAAGGTGATATGTTAAAAACCATTTAATGTCCAAAAAATATTTAATGTACAAAAAAAGAGAGGAGCCTAAGCTCCCCTCGTTTAGGTCATTTTATTGACCTTTTTCGAGATCTGCAACTATCTCCAACTGAACAAACTCAAGTCTACCACCAGGGGAGTATTCGGCTAATTTTTGAGAGTGTTCATTCTTGTCAATCACACCTTTCTCCAGAAGTCTATTTAGTTTTGCTTCAGGTCTTGATACGTAAAGAGTTTTTCCTGTCATATCAACGCCATTAATCACTACTTTTGTTTTCTTATCAAGCTTTAAAGCATAAAGCTTTCTTCCTTTATCATCAGTCTTATATTCTCCATCAATACGATTACCTTCTTCATCATACTGAGCTTGGAAAATCAAACTACCAACCGCTGCATACTTATTATTCTTTGACATTATTCTCTCCTTGTTCTTTAGTAAATCCGTTTATAATACCTTCAATAGCTGCTTCCGTTCCAATAGCAACAAGTGAATCAGATATTCTTTTCCATATAGTTAGAGCAGATCTAAGCTCTGGTTCAGACTCGTCAAACTGACTATCCACTAAAGGATAACTAGCCATAGCGTCCAGAAGTCTATCTTTTTGACCATGCTTCAATAAAACTTTAGCGTTTTTAAAGTCTTCTTGATCAGATAAAAGATTAGCAATCAATCTGTCTGTAACTTCAGCTTTTGACACAACTTTAGTATTGTTTTCCATTATAAATCTCCAGATGGAATTGACACTTGTGTAGTAGTTGTTTTAGAAGCATTTTTTCTAAAAGAACCTCTACTAGCTTGTGTGTTAGATTGTGCCACAATGTCTTTAGAATTGTCAACAGCTAAATTAGTTTCAATTCCATTAACCACTGTAGGATTAACTTTTGAAGATTTTCCAATCTCAGGACTCTCTAGATCCGCTTCAGCCATATCCTCTGTTGGAATAGAGAATGTTTGAATCAAGGCATATTTAAGAGCTGCAGAAAGTGCTTTGTTTGTAGCCTTGTCCCCAGAATCTAATCCCTCTGCTGGAATAGGTCCTACTGTAACTTTAGAACCATCTTCTGCGAAAAAGTCATACTCCATCAGAATAGTAACGTGCTTGTCAATACCAGCCTTTCCTGAACCTCTTGTAACTTCTTTAAGTTCATGAGTTTCACTAACACATCTAGGAGCCATAAAAACTCCATGCTTAGTAAGAGCTGGATATAGAGAGTTTACAAACTGATCTATTCCTCTGAACTTAAATCCTTGAGCCTGATTTTTTTGATCTTTTCCAACAGATCCAATGTCACGCATTACTTCGGACATTTTTTTGTAAATAAGATTACTCATTCTATTTCTCCTAAAAATTTCTTACAAGATTCAATGCCTTGATTTACTTTTTTTAAATCTTCCTGCAAAGAATCTAATTCTTCCTGTGCTGATGAGATTTTAATTCTCAATTCCATTGCATCACAGTTTAGTCTATGCAGCTCATTCTTGATCTTTTCTTTGATAAAAGCATCACTCACACTACACTCCTAAAAGTGTTAATGTGTTTTCCAAAGCAGATTGATTAGCAGACTCAATGCTGTCAGCAATTGCCGGAATAGTGATTTTCTTAGTAATAATAGGACCTTTCCCTTCAGCACTAGGACCAAATATAGTAAGATTAAGCACAGAAGCTACTTTTCCAGGTTGTCCAGAATTAGACAAGTTAAAACTTAGATCAAAACCTCCGTTTTCTGGCACTAGTTTTTTTAATCTTTTAGAAAATTCTTTATCCATTTTTATTCTCCTTTAAATGGTTTAAGTTCTCTTTATTCATTATGTTATCAACAAGGTATTTTTTACCTTGAAACAATGCAAACTCGTAATTACTAGGATAAATAGACTCAACATTAACTATTTTACCAGTTTTTGTATCAAAGTCAAACAATAATTCTACTAACTGGAATTTTTCTTCCAAGTCTTGAATTATTGAAAAAGCTTTTCCGTTTAAATTAGACTCTAAAGCTTCCTGCTTTGACTCAACACCTTTCATATCTTCAAGCTTAGATCTTAACTGATCTATAATATCTAACAATTCTTTCTTAGACTTCTTTTCCAAATCACTCATACAAGTACCTCCAATAATTTTGAATAATGAGCTATCTCACTTTCACTAACAAAATACACATTTTGTGTTTTATCACACGTTATAGTATACATTTTTACTCTTGTTCCATAATTTAATTCCGTCTTAATTTGACCAACCACATTTAATTTGTTGCTGAATTTATCTTTATATAGTAAGTCTCTAATTACAATAATTTTATCACCAGTTTTAAACTTTCTTTCTAAGTCCATTCATACTCCCATGCCATAATACTAAATTAATTTTTATAATAAGTAAAGCTAAATCCTTTACATTTTTTAGTTCTACCTTTTAAACATGCCCTTATAGCCTCTGGAGTTATTTTCATAACTCTCGAAGCATGCTCACAACTTTTAAAAATTTTACCATCATCTCTAATTATAGGTTTACCACGATTTTTTCCAAGTTGTATTATTTTCTTTTTAGATTTAGCAACTTTTCTTTTATGCTTTCTTATTTTATCTAAATACCTTCCGGTAGATTCTGTAAATATATAACCTTTTGTTTGTTTTTGCTCACCTATGAGAACTCTATAAATACACGTTGTATTGAGATTTAATTCGATACTTGCTTGTTTAATACTCTCATATGTATTACCATTAGAACATTCAATTTTAACTTTTCTTTTATTTACATAAGTTCTTAAAATTTTATTTGCTGTTTTTTTACTAGCTTCTATTTGTTTTTTAGTTTTTAGTATTTCTCTATCAAAACTAAAACCTTTTACACCCGGACCACCTTCACAAACATTATACCCATTTGGAGCTATAGTATTGTATTTTTTTATAAAAAATATCTCTGCTCCATAAGCTTTATTTCTTTTAATATGTCGAGATAGTATTGAAATTTCAAAAGTAGAATATTTACGAATTGCATTTGATATGGGAAGTATATCTCCCTTTCTCGCTTTTAATTTATGTTCAGCAATTCTTCTAGTTAAGCAATCAGTGATTCCTATATAGTTTTTTCCATTTGGAAATGTTAGTTTATAAACTATAATATATTTCATTTTTTATATAAACCAGTCATGTCTTTATTATTCCAACAATATAAGTAATATGGGCACTTTTTGCCGAAAAAATGACACTCTTTAGGAGAATCTTTCTTAGAAAACTCACCGCAGGCTATATTATTCAACTTATTTTCCACAAAGTCAAACGTTTTTTGCTTTTGTTCTTCCGAAACTGTGTCTTTTATAATCTGAGTTCTAACTTTAGGGTCTTTAACACGTATCTTTTTCTGCAACACTACATAACAAGCCTTAGAGCTGTTTTCAGCCTCAGAATATATGCTTAATTGTGTGCTGTTGCTTACAGAATCTTCTTTATACGCTTCGGAACTTGTTTTGTTGTCGCATATGTACACTTCATTAGGAGCATCTTTAAAACTTGCTATAAAGTCAATTTTACCCCTAAGCTTGTCTCCAGAATGATTAACAAGCTCTATTTCTTTCTGAATATCAAACACCTCTTCTATTTCTGGAAGTATTGTTTGCTCATAAGCTTTTAACAACAGTTCACCCTTTCTGTACAAGCTCATCCAGCATAAATGGTTAAAAACTACTCTAGACCCTTTTGACAAGTCTTCCTTTTGTTTTAGAGTTGTTTTACACTTGTTAAAAAACACAAAGAAATCTTCAATGCTTGGATATAGTTTTGAAAGCTTTGTTAAATCTTCGACTTTTAAAATGCTTGGATCAAAGTCTGAATAAAAATATTCACACAACGGATTTTTTTCCAGCAATACACCGTTTTGCTCCTGCATACACTTATCAAACATTGAATAAGCGTCTTCGTTAAGCAATAAATCCAATTCCCTATCTGAAAGAATTTTTTTCTTTTGGAGAAGAAATAGTTCTACAGCAGAGTCTATAGCTGATCCAAAGAATAAAGGACTTGGTATTTTTTCAGAAACTATTCTTTCTTCATACCTAAGCCTATATTTTTCTGAGCATTGTTCGTATGTTTCTAATGCTGAAAAAGATACGTTTATATTATTCATAATTTATAAAAAATACAGAGTTGCAACCCTGATGCCTTACAAGCTTATAGGAGCAGTTTTCATCATCAACTAATTCTACTATTAGCTTATTGTTTAGCCTCAATATATCCTTAACAGTTAGTTTTTTCAACTTCATTCTTTGTTTTGACAATCCTCTTCCAACGTCTTTGTCATACCTGTCTTCGTTAGAACATTTAGCCTTTCCAACTTTTTTCTCAAAGAAATCTCCGACTGAAATAGTGTCAAGAAACCATGGTTGAATTTCTTCCATGGCTATAGTTTCTCCACCTAAAGCAAACGTTTCTAAGTCCATAAACTTATTATAACAATAAATTCTTTTATGAAAGAAAATAACATTCATTAAAAACCTCTAATGTGATCTGGATATAAGTAATGCTTATCTTTTTCGTCCTGCTTGTTTTCTGTAGAACTACACGATATTAAAAATCCTAACAAAAATAAAAATAAACAAGTTTTTAAATTCATAAAGTCTCCTATGTTCCAGAACTTCCAAATCCTTTTATACCTCTAACAGTATAGTCCAATTCAGTAACTTCTTCAAGAAAAAACTCATCAATCTTCACTGGAACCAACTGAGCTATTCTATCTCCAACGTTTATGGCGTGTGGCTTGACTCCAACGTTTTTAACAATAATTCCAATCTCTCCTCTATATCCATTGTCTATTGTTCCAAGCATAACGATTAAAGGAGTTTTAGCACTTACTCCACTTCTAGGTCTTACTTGAGCTTCATACCCAGGAGGTAATGCTATTTGTATTCCAGTTCTTATCACTGCTGTATCATTAGGAGCAATGTAAGTGTTTTGATCAGAGTATAGATCAAACCCACTGTCTGATGGATTTGCTTTAGTTGGGGCAAAGGCTAATTTGTGCAATTTCTTAAACTTAATAAATTTCATAACCATCCTATGTGTACAAGTTTTGATGAATCTAAAAGTCGAATATCTCTTCTTTTTCCTCCATACACGTATATTACCATAGTATTTTTTTGTATGTCAATCTCAAACGCTCCAGTAAAAAGAAGGAGTTCGTTGTTGATTGGACAATATAGTATTTCAATCATCTTTATTTTCCATTGCTAATTTTTTTAGTAGCTGATTGTCTTCATCAATAAGCTTATCAATAGCTTTATTAAACTCCGTGTCATCGTTAATTCTATCGACCATTTCTTTCATTTCTTGTTTAATTCTATCAATAGTCTTGTCTAACAATCCAGTAAAATCAGAATCCTCTAATACTTCTAATCTATCATCAACTGGTAACACAGATCCCATCAACACAGTCATTCCGTAATTATTCTTATGACATAAGTAAACACTACCACTACTGCCATGAAACTTATACACATCACCATCAAGTTCAACTTTGGTTATGCCACTGTTAATACGCCAAGTATCTGATCCAAGATACCCACCATACCATCCTCCCATAACTTTATACAGTACACTGTCGGATGTTTTAATCTTTAATATAACCCATCTGTCTGGTTTGTGCTCACTCATCTTCTGGCTCCCATTCGTTATCCATAAAAGGATTACAAGTGCATTCGTCATTATCGTAAGTTGCACAGTAGTCTTCATGCTGATCCTTAAAGATGTGTAATGGAGGTAGCATACCAAACCCCTGAATCATATCGAGCAATTCATTCGCTGTAAACTCAGCCCACTTACCAGTCTCGCCTCGCTCAAGCCAACGATGCTTAAGCTTTTCAAGCAAGTCTTCTTTTATGTGATCGAGCATTTCACTTTTCTTCATTCATTTCCTTTAATATTTGTCTAGCTCGTCTTCCGGCAACCCAAGTAATTAATTCTTCATTTCCAAAAGTAACTGGCTCTTTACTGAGATCGTCTAATGCAGACATTGAAAGAATAGAATTATCTTCAGGGTCTTCATAATAATTGTTTACATCGGCATAATATCTTAATGTTTTTATAATATCTTTATTTTGAATAGTTGCTGTTTCTTCCTGTACCTTCAATATAGTCTCAGCCATTTCCATAGCCTTGTCACGATTAATAATACAGTGAGCTTCGTTGTAGTTTATAATTACGGAAGCTATTTTACTGAGCATTTCACTTCTTTTCATTATTTTTTAAGCACAGGGGATATTTCCCAAGGATGCCTTCCTCCGTCTAAGTAACCATTATCTAACCAGATACCCTTATTTCCAAACTCATCCACGGTTATAATTACAATTTTACATACTGTGCGTGTCAGATCATCATGCACTTCGTCACCTTCTTTTGGTGAAAATAGTGGATCTTCTTCTATGTGATCGAGCATTTCACTTCTCTTCATTATCCCTCTTTCTATAATCGTCATAATACTCTACATCAAGCTCATCAACTATTTCTATACCGACAAGCTCACCGTCTTTATTATAATCCAAATATATTCCATTAGCAAGTTCTTTGGTTGTGAGTGGCTTAAATGAGTCGTCCCATTCTTTCACATCAATATAACTGGCATATTCTCCTATATTGATTTTCATAACTCCCCTATAAACCCAAAGTCAAATATCATATTAACTAACAAAGCTTGAATTCCAGTATAATCAATAGTTTCTTCTGTTCCATCTTCCCAGATTACATCCATGCGTTGCATTCCCTTTTCAAAAAAATCTAATGGATACCATACTTGGAAGTTTCCTTTTTCAGATAAATAATAACCCGGTTTCATACTCCTCCTATAAAAAAGGATTTAAAGGCTGGAGGCTAACACCGCATTTAACTATCTTTTGATAGCACCTACCGCTTATCTAGAATTAGCTCGCACCCGAAACCATCGTAACGTTGACAGAATCGAACTGCCCGGTCGCAAGCCAAACGGCTCCTATTCCTCTACTACTGTATCATTAAAAAGATTCACTCCCAAGTCTTGAGTGTGACAAAGTATATCTCTTAAATAAGCTAAGTCTAGAAAGGACATAGCTACTTCTTTACCATCTCTCAACTTTATAATTACTTCAGGTTTACCAAGAGTGTTGCTGCTGTCATACAATTTAAAAGATAGACGAGTTTCATTTGGGTTAGTCCACAATCCGCCATCGTTCTTGATCTTGAACTTTCGACAGAAGTTTAGTCCTTCACCGGAAGTTTTCATTATGATCTTACTAGGAAGTTCTAAGTCGTCTTTATTCTTAGGGCAGATTTCTTTTATTCGTATTTTCTTTTTCATATTAACTCCATGTTGGTTCACGCTTATCAGTTTCCCAACGTGCGTTTAAATATTTTTGATATGCAATGGTAACATCTTTCTCATGTGTAAAGTCTACACCTTTGGTAAGATTGCGAGCATTGTTGGAGAATGGCATACGCTCTCCAGCAGGGATACGATGTGCGTTAGCTTCAAACACTGGAAGTAGTTTAGAGCTTGCGTGTATCTTGCCTGTGCGGCTAGTGTACTCTTCGCATAATGCTTTAAAATGAGCTAAAAGCCATTCGTAGTTACCTCTGGTAGCTCGACTCCATTTACTAGAAGGATGGTTGAGATAACTTATTTTATAGATATCATTATTCGAATAACCATTAACTCGCAGGGCTGTAGAAAGTAACTGTGCTGATTCGAGTGTTAGCTTAATAACTCTTTTATTATCTAAAAATTCTGCACATTTTTTAGGACAGCTATCAGTTACAAATATGTTCATTTCAACTCCTTCTTGTAAAGATCACAAATACTCTCTTGGTCGGAGAGTCCTTTAATCATATCTAAAAATTCATTAATTTGCAAATCTAATTTTCCAGAATTAAACCATAAAGGAACAACTACAACATTGTCTTCTGAATAATCCAAAGTAGGATCTATCCTATCTATAGAAGCTAAAAAGGCTTTAGGACCATCTGTTTTTCTTAAAATCATATAAGGAAAAATTTTCATAGCTTCTTCTAATTTCTTTTTCAAAAAATTATATTCTAATCTTCTTATTTTTTTTGACTTTAAATCTTTTCTACTTTTATTTCTATTAACCCATTTATGTATTAATTTAGGATCTGTCTTGTCTAAACAAGAAAAATTATATCTTTGTTTTTCATAAGATAACTTTGCTCGCTTTTCATTATCTATTTTTTGTTCTTCTGTAAATTCTAATCTCCTATTCTTCTCTCTTGATGCATGACATTTTTTACAAATGTATTTTGATTTTCCTTTAGCAAAACAGTATAGTTCTTTAGTCTTAAAACTTTTACACATTTTACAGTAATACATATTTTTATCATATAAATTATTTATTCTAGTATTCATAAATCATCAATATCATCCTGAGAATATCCTAGTGATTTTAGATATTCTTCAAACTCATTATACTTACCAATCTCACAAAGATAATTTATTAAACATGTAATGTACTCTTCTTGACTCATCTCATAACCCTTTCGTTAATTATCTTACCCAACTGAACAAGCTCTTTTATATCTATATAGATTTTATAACAAGCCTTACCAGTAAAAAAATACATATAAAGTACACCCAACAATCTAGTAAACTTGGGTTTTCAATACCAGCAATCATCCCATAACCCTTTCGTTAATTATCTTACCCAACTGAGCAAGCTCCTCTGCGTTTAATATCATACCACCATCTTCTACTCCGTCATCAATTATAATACCATCATCTAATAATCTAACTTCATAATACCCGACCTTGCCTAACTTAATGTTCACGAAACGAGATATGTAGTTAACTATGTCATCGTCGGTTGCAATACGCCAATTGTAAGCAAATTTAAACATATAGTCATCAGATTCATAAGCTCTCCATCTCTGATGATCCTTTACTAAATCAATACAAGTATACCCCCAACCATTGAACTGAGATTCTCCACTAGACTCAACAATCATACACAAGCCGTTGTGAAAGCGGTCTGAGCAGATTATGTCACCGGGTTTAAACTTGTCTTGAAATTTCATTTACAGACCTTTCCATAATACTTTGTTTTGTAATAAAACTTTCTTTCTGAGCCTATATTACACTCTAAAAGAAACTCATTATCATTAAAAGAAATAAAATATATTCCATCTTTGCAACTACAATAGTCTTTAGCAAATTTTAAAACTTTATCTTGATTTATTTTGTTATTATTACATCCAAATAATAACATTAAAAATACAAATTTCATATTAATCCTTAAAAAAAAGTTCATATAATAATTTTTTTAAATAAGTATCAACTTTAACTAAATGATAACCTTTATCTTGAGCTTCCCAAGAAGGTTCAAAAAATCCTTTTGTTAAATTTAAAACAGCAGGTCTGTTTCTTAATATTGGACAAGGATAGTCATGTGTTGCCCAAGGACCGCCATCGGTAATTATATTTATTTTTTGTAGTTTCATCTCTCCACCTCAAACATTAGTCTAATCACAGTCTCTCTCAAGTCTACCATATCACTTGGAATCTTCTCGCCAGCTTTTACGCCAAGCTTTTCTATAGCTTCGTAAAAGATATCACGCATGTCAGCTTCGGTCAAGTTGTTGATGGTAACTGTGTAAGTTTTATTCATCGTTGGTTTTCTCGCTAATTCTATCCAAGTGATCACTAACACTTTTAGGATTTACTAAAAGTTCTGTCACTAGATATGAATATAAAATACTAGCTCCTAATAATCCTCCTAAAACTAAACTAATACTACAACTAATAAGTAGTATAATAAAAGTATCAATTAACATCTTCTTTCTCCCAATTATTTTCGGGACACTCACTATATTGCTCTCCGTATATTGGAGGAGGAAGCATCCCATTATCTTCAATTCTACATAAAATATCATTTGCCATCTTTTTAAATTCTCCATATTGACCAAAGTGATTATCTTTTAAACAATTGTAAATTATTTCAATCATTTCACTTCTTTTCATCTCTTAACCTCTCCACAATGAGGACACTTGTAATAATCAGACGTAGACATTTCTCCGCAATGGCTACAACTACTCCTCCACATTTTAGCACACTCTATAGCAAGATCGCAAGGTAAAAATTCTTTCGGAGCATCATTAATAATCTCTTTACGTATATGTGGATACTTAGCAGTTACCACAGTGAAAGCATATTGTAACACAAGTTTCTGCCAGAAGTTTATAACAGGAGTAAGGAAGCGTAGTGGTTGATAGTCTAAATCGAAGCACCATAGCCATTTAGGATACTGAGAATAAACGTAGCCGGGATGTGTAAATGAATGGAGAGTACCATCACAGAAGTAAATGGAGAAACGAAGAGTGCCATACTTTTCTTTTGAGTGTACGCCAATTCTACCATAGCGTTTCATTATACGATTAAGCTCACGCTCTGCTTTGTATAGCGAATCCCAATCGAAGTCTTCATCTCCCCAATAGTGAGTTAGCATTACTTCCTCTCCCAAGTCCCATTACAATCAGGACACCTATATCCTATTGTACAATCTTTTTCTAAACTGTACAAGCTAATTGCTCTGCCCCAACGATTATTTTCTCCATGCTCGTTCCAACCAGCGTACATTGCTGCATAAGCTAAAGCTTCTTCCCTTGACCTTCCTTGGCTAAGCGGATAGTCGATAACTAAGTCACCGTCTAAGCTTGCGTTACAGTGTGGGCATGTTCCGTTTATATTACTCATTTTCTAGTACCTCATCTGCCATAGCTGTACAGTCTTTGTTACCGTATTGTCTTAGAACTTCGATTTCTCTTTTTAGTTTTTGAACTTCTTTAAAATGTTGTTTGGAAGTATTAGCGTAGATAGATGCTTCTTCAATGTAATGATCTAAGCCTTCACTTAACTTATCAATCTCGTCCTGTCTATGTCTCGCACCTTCTAAGAATCCAGCAATAAACGATA